CTTGATCTTACCTGGCTTACCATCTACGTCTGCACGTTTGCCTTCTTTGTCGTAATACAACACAGCGTAACGCTTCTTAGTAATAAACAGACTTTTACTACCAACAATTTCACGACCTGCTTTAATAACTTCACCACGTGATTTAGGACAGTGGAAATAATCTAGCATAAACTGTGGGAATGTTTGATTTACTTCTTCACCAATTTGGTCATACAGTTGTACAACAGTTTCTTTAGTCCAAGGTATATGGCCTGCATCTATTTCTTTCTTTAAGGTTTTGTACGCAGAGAAGTAACAAGAGTCCGTGTCTCCGTATATAATGGCTTTACCAACGTGATTGTATTCTCCTGCAACGATCTCGTTAACTTTTCCTGCCATATGCTTGGCGATTTGTCGTCCTGTAAGAGTCGTAGATTGGCCAATACGCTTATCAAAAAAGCGACAGCCAGGATTAAGAATGGCGCCATAGAGCGAGTTAAGGTTAATCTTCTTAACCAATTGTCGCTTATCCCAATATTCTTCTTCAATTTTGTTACCAGCATTGATAGCCTCCTTTAGTTTGGCCTGCATTTCTTTACGTTCAGCATACCAACGTTTTAATAGCCCCGGAATAATACCTTCTTTCTCGTAAGTAAAGATAGTGCCGTTTGCACTTAGCATCCAAGGCTGATTACTTTCATAAATTAATCGATAGGTTTCAGCGGCACTTAGAACATCACTGTCTCCGTTTTCCCAATCAATAGTGATATCAGTGCCAATTTCTTGTGCCATTACTGCTGTGTATTCTAATGATCCAAATATACCTTCCCATGCCGCGGCAAATGATTTGCCTTTTGCCATTTGTCCTTGAATATATTCATCAGTCATTGTTTGACGCAACTGACCAATAATAGTTTCTGGACCCATGTTAAGTGCTCTAATGGCACTAGGATATAGTGAGTTAATGTCTAGTGAGCCGATCCAGTCATGAATGCCTTCTTTAGGATAAGCAACATACGCACCGGCGGCACTATTGTCTTCACGCTCATCCATCTTAGGACGGTTTGGAACTTGGAACCCTCTTCGATGTGCCTCGTTAATAATAGCCTGTTCAGTAACAGCTACAGCACCCATTGTAGTTTGTAGCAATACGGTACATTCATGTGCTAGTGTGTTAGCTAAGTCAATAAACTTTAGCTTCTTATCCATACGATCAAGAAGCGCACAGTCTTGGCGGTTATATTCAATAAATGTTTTGAAGTCATTATTGTATAACTGATCCAATGTTCCTTCATATTGTGTTTTACGCTCGCCTAGTTCATATTCAGCAATAGCATCTAGTCGATAGCTATGGCGTTCTTCATATGTGTACTTGCGATACAACTCTAAACTATCTAAGTGTACACGACCTACAAAGTCATATGTAACTGATTGACGACCAAACTTTTCATATTCACGCTTCTTAGGGAATTGATTAAACAAACAAAAACGTCTTGTATCTTCTTTACTGAGGACCTTGGTGACACGGTTAACAGTATATGGAATATCAAAACCTTCTGAGTTCCAACCAGTTAAGATGTCCGCTTCTTGAATTAGGTCTAAGAACATATCTAACATATCTGCTTCATTGTCAAACAAATATGTGTTAGGAAATTCTTTAACTTGTTCTTTAGCTTCTTCCATAGTTAATGTCTTTGGAGGGATAGCTAAACATACCATAGTGTCTAACCATTGCAGGTGGACAGCAATCGCAGTAATTGGCATGAATGCATCATCCGGCGATGCATAGCCACGTTCTGGATCGAAGTCCACCTCAATATCAAAAAATGCTACGTTTAGTTTAGGAGCATCCTGATTAAGATAGTTTTCTGATAGTGTTACAAAGATTGGATTAATATCGCTTTCAAATAATTGCTTACCTGAATTGATAGCCTGTTCTTTGCGTAGTTCTTTTGTGTTCTTACAAACAATACGTGATACTGCATCACCGTAAATTGATTGAAATTTGCCTCTAGGGTCTTTGACGTAAAACGTGTGTTTTACGGGAATGTCGCGAAATTCTCTTTCGCCTTTTTTATTACGTTCAACCACTTTAATGATGTCATTCTCGCGGTCAAACCATGCGTCTACATAGCTCATTTGTTCTCCATATGCAATTTACGGCTTGCAAATACCATCTTTGCGGTTTATGGCCCGCCTGCCCTATATCTATTTATTTGTCAATGCCACCGGAAAAATTTTCTGGTAGTGTGTTAAATGCAATACTAATTCGAATGTTGTCACCAAAATGTCCATCTGTAAAATGCTGAACAAAGCTAGGAAATACAATCATAGATCCAGGCGTTGGGGTAACAGTAAGTCTATCAAAATTATTAACAGTAGGAATCTCGATGCTTGATAAACTTCTTGCATATACTGGATCTAAAAATTTAGTATCAGCGCCTTCGGTAATGTATATAATACCGCTCCACAACGAGTTAGGATGCCGATGAACTGGATGTCCACCGCCACTTCTTCCTAATGAAATATTAGCCCACATTCTAGAAATTTTAACTTTTCCAAAATTTTGATCATGAATCTCGTAGTCTTGAATTTCTTGTAAACAAGTATCAACCCAATCGATTAAAAATCTCCATGTGGGGTCTTTATGCAATTCTTGATTGAACGTTTGATTTAAACTTGGGTAGTTGTGGCTTATGCCGTTAGGCTCTAAAGCCAGTTTAGTTTTAACTGCTTCGACAATTTCAGGGTTACTGAAAGAATAAAACGATACAGGAAAACAGTTACTAACTTCCATTAAATTCTCTTTGTGATATCCAGGATAGCTTCAATTTCTTCCCAGTCTTCGTTATAAGCCGCCCAATCGCCTTTGTGTGCAATCTTAATAGCTTTAGTAATAACACTTGGTTTAACTTGCAATTCTTCTGCTACAGCTTTAACAGTATCTTTCAACCCTTCTTGTAGGTCTTCAATTTCACGTAGTACTGTACTGCCTTCTGCAATGAGCCTTTCTAACTTGGCCTTTTCCTCTGCGCCGTATGAACGTCCTGACATAAATTATCTCCTATATTGCCTATTGTACAGTACTTATGAATAAAATGCAAGCTCAATCAAGAGAAATGGCAGAATAAATCTGCCATTTGACTTAACTAACGGAATTACTTACCAGTACCGAAGTTTGATTGTGGAGCAGGTACCGCCGCTGGTTTGGCTGCCTGTGGAGCTGCCGCAGTAACTGGTTTACCTTCAATAGCCGCTTGTGCATTGGTTAATGCCGCGATAACTTCTGGAGTTTCGATATCTGCAAGTTCAGCCATAGTAGCTTGAATTTGTTTAACCAATTCTGGATCAAGCTGTGGAGCTGCCGGTGTAGCTGGGGTAGCTTTACCACCTTGTGTTTTAGCTGGCTTAGCCGCTTGCGAGCTACCAGCAACTGCTGGTGTTAATCCATATCCTGCCGCAGTGCCAAGCGCCGCCGCCCCAAGTGCTGCCTTGCCTGGATTTTTAGCAATAGCGGCTGCACCTCTACCTGCTAAACGTCCACCTTTAGTTCCTAAGCTCATAGTTGCTTGAGTTAAGTTTTTAGCGGCTGACGGATTTGCAAAACCAAATTTTGCACCTTTAACAGCTTGAGTACCAAATTTTGCTAATGAACTAGCAATACCTTCATCGGCTTGCTGTTCAGCTTCTAGCATTGCCAAACGGTCACGCAGGCTAGCCATTGACTCAGCTACTGATTCTTTAACTTGTGGGAATTGTTTCATAGCGGCTTGAGTTGCAGGCCCCATGATGCCGTCTGCTTTAATTTGAGCACCAGCGGCAATTAATTTGTCTTGTAATGCTTTAACCTTAGGATCAACACCTGCCGCAGGTTTAGCTGCCTGTGTACTTGCCGGTGGCTGACCAGCTGCCGCTGTCTTAATTTCATCATCATCTGGGAAGAAGCTACCTGTACGTGCTTTATCACGTCCAGCTTGTACACCCATTAATCCTAATTGAGCGGCTGTACCTACGCCTGGAATTAAACCGGCAACACCGCCAGCGGCGTCAATTGCGGCACCAGTCCAGTCACCTTGTTTAGCACGATTGTAAGCATCGTATGCACCTAATGCTAGACCTGCACCTGGAACAATTCTTGCTCCAAGTTTGCCAGCACCTTTTAACGCCGCAGTTGCTACTGGGCCTTCGTTAGTTGTTTCATAACCAAAACTTTCAACTAGCTCTTTAGAAATAGTACCTTCTTTAACTTGTGGGTTAGCGGCACCTAATGCCTTAGCTTGTTCAACCGAAGTAGCTTGTGCTGGCATAGTTGCAGGTTTAGCCGCCTGGCCACCGGCTTGTAGTTTAGCTACTAGTTCTGCTAACTTAGCTAGTTTTTCTTTAATAAACGCATCGCTAGTTGCATTGGCTTGTGTTTGTTGTTTAGCCGCCGCCTTTGCTGGATCAGGTTGACCTTTGTTTGGGGCTCTTGCTAAAATGAATTGATCAGTAATATCTGGTACACCGCCGCCTCTAGTTAACCATTCTTGATCAGCATCACTCATTGCATCAAACTTAGCTGCCTGAGCTGGATCTTTGTACGGGTTTGCAATCGCGGCTTCGAACACATCTCCACGTTCGATTGCTTCAAGTTTATTGACTAATGATCTGTAATCCATTTTGTTTTCCTATTATTCCTTTGGTACACAGTTAGGGACTTGTTTGCCACCTTTCTTTTTCATACCAACTTGTTTGTAATCTTTCCAGCAAGGATCTTCGTCCTCACCAATATTTTTATCAATGCCACGACTATTAACACCGCCTTGTTTACGTTTAGCGGCAAGTTCGGCAATACCATGACGCACTTGTTCGATGTTTTGTTCAAGGCCCATAAACATTCCGCCTTTACTTAATTCACAAATCTTTTCCCAAGCAACTAGATCGTTACTTTCAGCCATACGTGCTAAATCTTGTAATTGGGCACGAGCTTGTTGAATGCGACCTTTTAAGGTCATTGGGTTTGCTTTTGCATGACTATGAATCATTGGATCGTTAGGATCATCAGTAGCGGCAATTGGAGTCTCGTCAACACGACTCTCTTTCATTAATACACGTTCAGCAATTTTTTGACTGTACATGCGAACACGTTGCTGTCTAATTGCTTCTTCTTCAGCAACTTGATCAGCAACGCTGTCTTCTGTTTCTTGGAAATATTGTTTTAATAATGACGGTTTCTTTTCAACAATCGGAGTTTCTTCTTTAGGTTGTTGATAATGTTGCATTGCCATTTGTACAGGCAACGCAACTTTATGTGGATTAGCGCCTTCAGTTACAACTTGAAGAAATTTCTTCATGTCGTTGCTGCCTTCTACAGGCTTTGTAGAAATGCCATCCATTGCCTGTAAAATGCGCTTCATGTCCATAGTATTAACCGTTTAAACGTGTTAGCAATTCTTTCATGCGAGTCATTTCTGCACTTTCTGCAATAACAACTGGCTGTAGTTCAACGCTTTCGTTCTTAGCGGCATTCTTCCACATAGCGGCTGCGGCAATCTTCTTACCTTTTTCACCACCACCAGCAGCCTTAGCTACTTTGTCAAAACTCTTGCCTGGCTTGCCAATGTCACCACCTGCTTTAGCTTTTTTAACAACAGCTGACTTTTCACCTTTGCTCATACCTGCGCTCGGCTTAGATGCTTCGTCAACTTTCTTTTCTTTCTTGCCAGCACGTAAGTCAGCTAGGTCATCAGCTTCAATATCGCCATCATGATCAACATCTAACTTCTTTTGATTGCCTTTTAACTCTTTCTTAGCTTCATCAACTTTCTTAGCAAAAGGATTCTTTTTCTTGTCAGCAACTGCTTTCTTCATTGATTCTTTCTTGTTGCCGTCTTTGTCCATATCTAGGAAGTCTGGCTTTTTGCCTTTAGCTTCATAAACACCTTGACCGTAAGTTTCGTCAACTTCTTTTTCTTTCTTAGCACTTGGATCAACTTTCTTACCAGCTGAAACTTTAGTTACTGAGTCTTTACCAAAACGCTTGGCCCAATCTTTGCTGTCTTTTTCAGTTTGCTTGTCAGCGGCTTTTTCACCTGACTTCTCAGCGGCAGACTTGCTCTTAGCTTTGCTTGGAACTTCTGCGTGTGGCTCGTCAGTAAAACGTGCTGGATTATGCGAGTGACGTGTAAAACCCTTACCACGAGTAATTTCACCACCAGTTGATGATGTTTCTTCATCAACTTCTTTTTCTGGAGTATATGTACCCTTAACTTCACCGGTGCTGAAGTTTGTACTGCCACCTGGGTACTCTGCTGTTAATTCATTTAACTCATCTTCGTCTGGAATACCATTTTTGTTAGCGTCCATACGCTTATGAGCCGCATGGGTAGCTTTAGTTAAACGCTTGTACTTTTCAACTTTAGATTTAACGTGAGCTGGAACTTCTTTTGGCTCTTCATATACAGAACCTGAACCACCACATGCATCGCAAGTTTTGTGTCCACCACTTAGAACACCTTCGTCCATTTGTTTTTCTTTAACTTTTTCTACTTGCTTCTTCTTAAGCTCTTTCATCTTAGCCTTAGCTTCCATTAACATATTAGTTAATGCAGCCTTTTGGCTTTCAGAGTAAACTTCAGCATTAGCAAGATGATCACCGTACTCACTAAACTTCATTTCGTATTCTAAATAGTGATAAACGCTGGCAATATAGTCAGCGGCTTTAGTAATCTTAGCTTGTACCCAACCTTCTAATTGCTGGTTATCTTCAATCTGCTTGAATAGCTTAATAGAATAGTTAGCTAACTTGTGTAGATCAGCCTTGGCCATTGCGCCTTCGTGATCGACTTCACCGTTAGGTAATCCTTGTGGTGTATCTTGTGGTTGCATTTGATCTTGCATGGTGGTAAACTCCGTTATCTTTATATATTTAGCGTTTTATGCTTCCGCCGGTCATCAAATTTGCCTTCATATCAAGGGCATTTTTTGCTGTTCCGTCTTTGTTTTTAGCTTGTTTTGCTGGTTTATTCTTGTATACAGCACCTACACTTACGTTAGCGGCACTAGTAGCGCCTGCTGTAGCATCTTCTGATATTGATTTGTGTATAGTTGCTTTTTTACCGCTTGCTTGTAGTTTGCGGGCAACGTTACTAGCATGGCTATGTGAACCAAATGTTTTCCACTTGCGCCCGTCAATGTGTACATCATGTGGAACATCAGCGGTCTGACGGTGCTGTCTTTGACCAATTAAGTGATCGTCATCACCGTTAACATACTCATCATCTTCTCTTGGAGCACGCCCAAACCCTGTGCGGCTAGAATCATAGTCGCGTTGATAAGCATCGCGTGAGCGATAATTCTCGCTAATAATATCAAATATTTTCATATTAAACTCCGTACTTGTTCTTTTTCTTTGTAGCTACTGCGCTTACTTTATTAGTATCTGTTGGTTCTTGGCTCTTGCCACGCTTTTCTAATTCACCGCCATCGGAAGGAATAGTTGCCATTGCTTGAAACACCATCATGTGTTCTTCGTCAGTGTAAGGAAAGGCCACGTTGTATTTTTCAATAAAACTTGATTGATCCATTTTGACAGGCTTTTTACTTTTACCGTCCGCCATAGCCGTTGCCATCATCATACGATTTAGATGATATGTACGATCATACCCGCCTACATCACGAGATAATATGTATCCTTGGCTAGCATCGGCATGATGTTTATGCATCTTTGCTTTAATACTACTTAATCCTTGAGCAGTTGATCCTTCTACTACCGGCGTTAGTTTATTAGTATCTTCTGAGATAATTTCGTGTATTTTCATTTTATTTTCCTACTGGTTTTTCGCCAGTCATATATGGTAAACTAAACCATAACTTAAACCACTCTGGAGTTCCAGGCTGTATGTTATGCTTTTTCATTAACTCGCCTTTAGCATTTCCAGTTACACTAATGTTACTGCCCTGACTAGCACGATATTCATGTAATCTTGCTTCACCGCCAAGTCCGCCTAACCCAGCAAGGGCTTTTAACTCATGTATGGGATCGTTAGGAGCCAAGTAGCAATCTTCATCGCTACTTTGATTTAAGTCCTGTACGGTGATCCTATATTGTTTCATTTTAATAAACTACGTAACATCCAACTGTGTTTCTTATGTGCATCTTGACGATCAGCAAAAAAGTTGCTTAATCCGTGATCGCCATTATTTTCTGCCATAGTAAATACAATCTTAAACATATTGGCCATTTTTTCGCTGTCTGCTAATAATTCTTCAACCATTTGACGCTCTGGCATACCTTCGTCATTTTCATCTTCAATTTTAGTCAGCATACTAAACTTTTGTAAGCTCGCAGGAGTGTATAATTGTAATGCGCGAAGTTCCTCGGCAAATTTGTCAACTACACCGTATACTTCATCATAAATTCTTTCAAACAATAAATGTAGTTGGTAAAAACTTGCACCTTCTGTATTCCAATGAAAGTTCTGTGCCTTTAATGCAAAAGCATATTCGCTGGCAAACGCAGTCTTTAACGCCAGTTGATAATCCATTATACTTCTTCCCCTTTAGATTTCTTAGCAGGATACTTTAGTAAGTAGTGCGCTACTGCATCAAATACTGGCAACTCTTGCTTGTCAACTACAATAGTTGAGCTTGGTTTAATTCCAGCATCTTTATAGAACGCTTCTCTATCACCCTCTTGTACATATTTACGCAAATCAGTAGCACGAGCTAACCGTTGGGTAGCGTGGTGATCAATTTGTGCAAATTTATACATTCCGTGCTCGCTCTGAGCACCGTTATACTTGGTTAGTACTTGATATAACCATGCTTCATCTGTATAAACTTTTAAATGTACGTTTTCGCCATACTGTTGATAGATACTCGTTGCTAGTGTCATTAGACTTTGTTCAGGAATAACATGCCCTGCTACTTTAGGCCATACAGCGGCCATACATTGTAATTTAATATCATACGGTAAAGGATCTTTAGGACCTTCTGTATTTTGATTAGTACCTACAAACCAAATAGGATTACGACTTGCTTCTTCCCACACATGGCGATGACCTTTATGTGGAGGATTCCAACGACCGTAGCAAACGCCAATAGTCTTTAGCGCACCGTCGTGTTCTTCTCCACCTTCTGGCACTGTTTCATATATATTTTCAAATAGTTCTCTTAACTTCATACTCTTAGTGCTCCAGGCGCCCAGGTAGTTGGAACAAGTTTAATTGGTCCGTACTTATGATGTGCTTGAGGATAGCGAACATGCCCTTCACCGTTAGTATCCCAAATTTCTTTACGCGGTTGTTGCTTAATAGCGGCATCTACTTGATCCTTCATGTTTCTAATACCTTTGATAAGGTGTAGAATTGCATCAAGTCCGCCGGGATGTGCTTGCACCATAGCAATAATGTGTTGTTGCTTTTTAGCACTAACCCCCTTTTGTTGCATCCAATTAACAAATGTATGTCCTGAAATACTATTAAAGTCTTGCTTGCCGCCTGCGTGTAAGTTGCTCATCTGATTAAAGAATGGATAAAAGATTCCGTTCTTATCTGGATCAGGTAAACTGGATAGGAAGCCGTCGATGACTTCTGCGTGAGTATTAGTGTACTCAACCATTTCATCTACAGCACTCATGTCAACATCTGGTGCTTCTTCAATATAGATAGGGCCTTGTACAATTAATCCTGGAGTTTGATTGAACGCACTAAAGTCGTCCATTGGTTGTTGTGCTCTGTCGTCGGCACCAAACTGATCAAACATTGCATGACCTACGACCATAACCTTAGCAGCCGCAACTCGCTTGCCTAACTCGCTATCTGGATCTACATGGTATATAGTATTACTTTTTGGATTAGGTGCAAATGACCAGAACCCGTTTGGATATTCTTTTGTCGGTTTGTCAAGATATTTGTCAAGGCCTGGGTCAACCCCAAACAATGCATCTGCGTATACAAAGCCAACAAAGTCAGTAGGAGTAGCCGCATCAAACAATGGATACAGATTGGCAAAGTTCTGTGCAAATTGATTACGCTTGTCTGCTTCTTCTGGAGTTTTAGGATTACCGCTTTGATTAGCAATAAAGTCATACACGTCATGCTGATTGGCGGCTTTAACTCCACGTGACCACTGATTGTGTCCTGCTAGGATTAGCGGACCACCTTTAGATTCTCTGCCCCAATATACTTGAGGATTGCCGTCCCACTTACGTCTAACAGAAGTGGCACCTTTCTTTTCATCTGCAATTTCTTTAAAGTGTTCTAGTGCTTCGAGTGTGCCTGCGGCACCTTTAAAGAAGACTAAGTGTTCTGGGTGATTGAATGCACGGCCGTATTTTTCCATGCTGTCATCAGCAGGAGCAGCCGCTTCACGTAAGAACAATTCTCTTAGTAACACAAATTAGTCCTTGTACTTGCCATCGCTAATGTGCTTAGATAATTCTTCTTGCATTTTAGTACAAGTTTCTTTAATACCCTTATCGTCTAATTCATCTGGAAGCTCACGGATAGGGAATTTTTTAATATATTCTTTATAGCTTTCTTTTACAGCCGGAGCAAACATACTAGGGTCAATATTACCCTTAGTCTTTAGACATTTTGCAATAATAGGATAAACGTGACGGCGATAGATATCATCATCTTGATTCATAAAATGCACAAGATCTTCTGCAAGGTCATAGTTAATACCACCTTTCTCTTTGTCTTGTTCTACAAACTCACTGAAATCATCAATGTTTTTGCCTTCTAATAGTTCTCTAATACGCATTTTTTAGCCCGTTTATTATAGTCGCACCTAAGCTGTGCGGATAGTGTATTTATCGCAAATGGAATATTAGGATTGCGCTCTGAAACAGGGTTAGCCCTTGATAATGCGCTCTACTTTAGTAATGCATCCGCCAAGGTGCATCTTAGCCATGAGCAGATTATTATCACCGGTTACATAAAAGTGTGTACCGCCCCAACTTCGAGCTTTAGATAAATCTCTAATACAACTCTTAGTTAATTTGAGTTTAGCATTTTTTCCTGCCCATTCTACAAATGCAGTATGCTCATTAGTAGTTTTACCCATAGTAACACGGTACTCGTAATTCATTTTAGGCATGATTACTGTACCTTCTTCAAGGGAAGATTTATCTGGAGGTTGACAAATGTATTTGACATTATCCTCGCACAATCTTGCTAAGTCGGCAATATCTTTAGGATTGTTAGTGTAAATGCTAACCCATGGACTTTCGATACGGATATCAAAATCCTGCATTTTACTCACTTGCTTTTGTAATTGTAAAGCATAATCTAATTCTTCTGCACTTTTAATTAGATAGTTAGTGTATCTTACATTAATATTATTTTTGTTAAGATCAATCTTCTTAATCATTTCTAAAGTGGCATCCATATCGCCACTTCGAAACATACTGGCACCAGAGCAAACAAGTACTATCTTGTACTTGTATTTGCCCTGGAAAAGACTTTTAGTTGTCTTATATTGCATCCTGATCTTCTACAATAATATCAGCTTGTGTTAGCAATGGTACTTTAACTGCTTTAGGTTTAGCAACAAGATTTAACTTATCATTGACTACAGTAATAGTTAACCAGCCACCGCCACGCAATTCACCAAACAACATCATCTTAGCAAGGTCACGTTTAATTTCCTTGTCAATAACACGTTGTAGCGGACGAGCACCCATCTTAGGATCAAAGCCCTTTTCAATCAACCAATCAATTGCTTCATTGTTGATCTTAACTTTAATACTCTTGTCTTTGACTTGATTACGCAACTCGTCAACAAACTTAACAACAATCTTACTCATTGTATCCTTAGTCAACTTGTTAAACGTCATAATACCGTCTAAACGATTGCGGAATTCAGGAGTAAAGAACTTCTTCAAGTCCTTGTCACTGTAATCTTTATCTTGTGTACCAAAGCCAATGACGTTCTTTTCAGCGTCAGCGGCACCTGCGTTAGTTGTTAAGATAAGGATTAAGTTGCGGCAGTCTGCTTTCTTACCATTGCTACCTGTGATGAAGCCGTTATCCATCATTTGCAACAATACAGTTGTGACATCTGGATGTGACTTTTCAACTTCGTCAAACAACAAAACAGCATTTGGAGCTTCTTGAATCTGTGTAATCAATAAGCCAGCATTTTCTTCAAAGCCGACATAACCTGGAGGGCTACCGATCAACTTAGAAATACTGTGCTTCTCTTGATACTCTGACATATCAAAGCGTAGCAATTTAACACCTAGGTGTTTAGCAAGTGACTTAGCGGTTTCAGTTTTACCTGTGCCTGTTGGGCCCATAAACACAAACGATCCGATTGGTTTGTTCTCTGGTTTCAAGCCAGCTTGTGCAACCATAATCTTATCAACAATGT